TTTCTTGCATATGCATATGGGAAGATATGTTATAAAATCAAGTGTTGCAAGATATTTATTTTTAAGGTATTGTGGACATCTCTTCTCACACCTTTTGTTTGCTCGTCCTAGTTTACTAGGGCGGGCATTCATTATCTTCTTCCCTGACCGTTATATTCTTTTCTATCGTTACGTTTATTAGGGCTTTTTGAATGACGTCCTGGACGTTTCTTATTGGATTGATTTATAAATTTACCATTACCTACGCTTACTTTACGTGCCATTATTTTATTTCGGTCATTAAACCTAATCTTTTACTATGAGTCATTGGAATATATTTTATAACTCCATTAACATATTGTTCTATTTCTTCACCACACATAGAACATCTATAGAAATCTTTATATAAAAACAACAGAGGAGACAATAAATGACAATAAGGACATATACCATGCTCTATTCTTGCATGTAATTTTAATGATGTTTTAAGTTTTTTTGTTTTCTTTGGCATCTATTTGATAGAACATATCATCGGTATCTTCTAACTGCCAACCTTTATTTTCGACATTCCATTCCGTAGTTGTAACCTTATAATCTGGCCAATGTGTAGAAGTAGTAAAACTACCAATGTTCCACAAAATACGATTATTAGGTTGAGCTGCATAATTACCGTTATCAAGAGCCAAAATATGTGCGCACTTATGTTGATCAGGAATTTCGGAATGTTCAGTATCCAAGATATTAGGTTCTGGATGTGCCCAATCAATTGTAAATAAATATTCACCATGTATAAATTTTTTATCTTTACCTAAATATTTACAACGTTGTCCTATTAAAAAATCAAAAGTAGTAATAGAAGGATAATAACTAAATGAATTCCATAACTCAAGATCTTCGAGATCTGGAGATTCCATTTTTCCCTGATGCATAGTACCGCTGTTTCTTCCTTGAAGAAAAGCACTGATAGGAAGCCGCCAGTATATTGCACCATTCGTAAGTAAAGCATGAAATAAGATTGCACGCCCTGGAATGCTTGCAATAGCAAAGACCACACAATCTTCAGTTTCGCCATGATGTTTTCGTAAGTCATATAAATATTCTCTCCTTATTTTACAGTATATGGGTGGTATATTAGCATTTAAATAAGACATTGTATATTATTTAATATCACCCCAATTATTTCCTGATTCATAATCTACCTTATTTGGTATTTCTAATTTAACAGCTGATTCCATAATTTCAATTATTTTACTTGCATGTTCTGGCGACTCAACTGATATATCAACTTCATCATGTATTTGTATGTGAGGTACAATACCATTTTCATGTAAATGTATTAAAGACATTTTTGTCATATCTGCTGCTGATCCTTGTATTAATCTATTTAATGCTCTGTAAGTGAAAGCTCTTTTAATACCAAACGTATATTCTTTTTGTGCATCTTCTAATTTTTTAGGCGTGCCTGTATTAAATGTTAAAGGTTCCCACATATCAAAATGACAAATTCTTCCTTTTAAAGTTCTAATTATTCCAGATCGTTCTGCTTTGTTTGTAGTATTTTTCATTAATTGTTTTATGAAAGGTGCTTTAGAATGATACTGCGCAATTAATTTTTCTGCAGATTCTTTCATTAAACCTAATTCAGTCATTAATTTATTTTTACCCATGCCGTACATTAATCCAAGATTAATTGTCTTTGCTTGATTTCTAGATATACCAGCCATCTTTGCGACTGCTGCATGAAAGTCTGCTTCACCACTAATGTAAGCGTTAGCAATCTCATCAATACCATCTAACTTTTGTAGTTTAGCATAATGAACTAATATTCTTGGTTCTTGTTGTGAATAGTCAAACACTCCCCATTTACAATTTTCTTCTGGAATAAATATAGATCTAATTAATGGACCTAACTCTTTGTGTCTTACCGGAATCTGTTGTAAGTTTGGATTAGACATTGAGAATCTTCCAGTCACCGTTCCACCTTGATCAGATCTAATTTGATTTATATCTGCATGTATTCTTCCGTTGTGAGAATGTTTTGTGATTGTATCTATAAAAGTTGTGTGTGCTTTATTTATCTCTCTTGCATTTGCAATTGATTGCGCAAGTTCATGTGGATGATTTGCTAAAAAGTTTCTTGTAAAACTTGGAGCTCCTGTTTTTTCTGTTTTATCATAAGGAAGTTTAAGTGCATCAAATGCTTTTGCAATAGACGCTGCCGCCCATAACTCTACATCAATATTGGTTAACTCCTTGATTTTAAACAATAATTTCTTTTCTTCTTCTATTAATCTTTGTTTAATTTTCTCTGCTTTTTCTACATCAACTCTTACTCCTTTAAATCTCATATCTACAAGACAAGGAAATAATTTTGTTTCCATATCAAATATATCTACAAGATCTTGTTTATTAATTTCTATTTTCATTTCATGCCAAAGTTTTAAAGTAGACTCTGCATCTCTTTCTGCATACTGGCCAACAAACATAGATGGAAGTTTCCATAAATCTTTTTTAGGATTGATTCCATATTCTTTTGCTGCTGCTTGTAATACTGCTTCATCTTTACCAATGCCTGCATATTCTTTTGCAAGTGTATCAAGACGATAACTTAATCTATTTTCATCAACGAGTGATGCTGCAATCATAGTATCTCTAACATCTTTTGGTAAGATAAGTCCTGTTGATCTTAACCAAGATACGTCATACATCGCGTTATGAAATATAAATGTAGCATCTTGTTTAAATAAATCTTGTAACCAATTTAAAACTAATTTTTTATCCATATTACCACCGCCTTGATGATCTATTGGATAATATGCTGACCAACCTTCTACTGCCACAGCAACTCCTACAATTTTACCACGACCAACCACGTTCCCCGATCCTAGCTCCATTAAATCCGGATCGCAGGTCTCTAAATCCACTGCTATTTCTTTATGACCACGTAGATCTTTTAGTTCTTCTGGAACCACCCATTCTGTTTGTGGTGTAAATAATATTTGTTGAAACGTTCTCACTTATAATCTCTTTCTAATATCATTTCTAAATAATGAATTGCTTTTAATATATCTTCCTTCTTACCTTTTAATCTATGTCTACATATATATTTAATTGCATTGCCTTCTGCAAAAGGTAAACCGTTTTCGTTAATAAATACAGATGGTTGTATCTTCATTACTTTATAATGTTTGCCACCTATTTGTTTGAAGAATGCTTTGTTTGTCATATGATATATGCTCTGTTAAAATCTCTTGGTTCTATTATGTGAAGTTCTTTTTTAGCTCTTGTGCAAGCAGTATAATATAATCTATGTAACTCATCTGGATCATATTCACTTTGTCTTATAGCTGCTGCTGTTAAATCTGTTAGGATACAAATATTATCTCTTTCTCCACCTTTGAATGAGTGAATTGTAGACATAAGAATTCTAGGGGTCTTATTTATCTTCTCTCCATTTGCTCTCATATTACGAATATAATTTTCTGTAATTGTATCAACACCTTCAAATGATTCATACCATACTTTATCCGTAAGTAAACCATGATTCTGTTTACAATCATTAATTGTGTATTTTTCTTCTGCCTTTAATGTTTTAGCATCTCTATATTTTTGTGCTACATAAGCTCCTAAATATTTATATATATTTTTAATTTGTAAATAATTTAAAGCCATACCATTTCTAAAATCTTCCCAATTGCTTAACGCTACTAACAATTCTAATTTAACTGAATTAAATCCTTTGTATTGATAATACCAACCCTGTAGTTCACATAATTCTTTTACACCATCTAAAAAGTAATTAGCTGATGCAAGAACTGTCCATTCTCCTTTAGACATATCTAATTGAGCAATATCAGTATGATACCTTAAAATACCTGTTTCTTGTCTTGGTTTATAATCTTTTTCATATCTATTCTTAACTCTTGATATAATTCTTTGTGATAATTCATGTATAGGACCACCAGGAATACGATAAGATTGATTAAGCGTCCTGATCTCATCCACCTCATCCTTTAGCGCTATAAAGTGATCTACGTCGGCTCCAGCCCACTTAAAAATGGCTTGGTCATCATCACCTGCAATATAAGTATTTTCTGCTTTCTTCCATATAGATCTAACCATATCCCATTGTAAATGTGATAAATCTTGTGCTTCATCTATAAACAATACTTTAAATTTTGGTGATAGATCTCTTTCAATAAACTCATCTATTAAATCAGTATAATCTTTTAATCCTTTTTCTTTCTTATATCTTTTTAATTCTTGATCTAATAAAAACAAAGTATCTCTCTCTATATCTAATAAATTATTTCTTGAATCATAACATTTCATTAGATCTATCTTCTTAA